GGCGCCACTACCGTAAGCGCAAGCTCCTACAACTCCCCCACAGAATCCAAGGAGGTCAAAGGCCACATCTCCTGCTGTACAACGGTTTGAGTAGAACGGAGTTAAGCCTGGGCAGTCTCCAACAGGTTCTGGAGAAGGAGTTGGAGTAGGACCTGGAGTAGGGCCTGGAGTAGGGCCTGGAGTAGGGCCTGGAGTAGGACCTGGAGTAGGACCTGGAGTAGGACCTGGAGTAGGGCCAGGTGTTGGCGCATACACTGAACAGTTTGGAACTGAAGTTGTTGGTCCTGAGCATCGACTTCCGCCACATTGTGCGTCTAAACCGTAATCAGCGCATCCATAACCAGATGCACAACCATAGTTTCCAGAAACTAAAGTTCCGTCACAGCAACATCCATAGTAAACAGTTCCAGTTGGTTGTGGTGTAGGTGAAGCTGTAAATTGATACGCAGTAAGGCTTACTGTTGAACCGCTATCAGCACAGGTTCCTCCGGCAGGGCTCTGTGAAATAATGCAACCAGCTAATCCTTGGTCACTAGTTCCTACATAGCTGTAAACTAAATTAAACCCTAAGCCAAGAAATCCTGCGGCACAAGACCCAACAACGTTTGGTACTACAGCACAGAGACCCGTGCAGTTACTGCTGCTTTGAGCACTACATGAGGTTAATATCGGTGCAGTTCCGCAATCTTTACCTGGAACGGTACCACCAGTTCCGGTAGATATATTATTAAGAGTTACTCCACTTGGGCACTGAGATTGCATAGAGCTATACGCGGCCTCAGCACTTGAGGTGCTTGTTCCCGTTACCTGAGTATAAGTTGCTCCTAAACAGCAACCAGTTGCCCAGTAAGTAGTGGTTGGTTGTGGTTGAGGTGCGGGCTGTGGATTAGTACAAGTAATTGTTGGAATATTTGAAGTTGAACCTGTATAGCTACCGCTTTGAATATTTTGGTCAACAGTTCCGTATGGACAGTTTGCATCTCGGTTTGTAATTGCTTGTGCTGAGCTAGCTGTACTAGTTCCGGTTACTTGACTTCTAGTGTTTGTGTTGGTGTTTAGGCAACATCCGGTGGACCAATAAGTTGTAGTACTTGGTTGAGGCTGTGGCGCTACAGTACAATTTATAGTCGGTACGTTATTAGATTGAGCGCTGGTATAACTTCCATTTCCCTGTGATGCAATAGAGCCGCCTGAACATGCTGCAACCATATTGTTATAAGCTTCTGTAAAATTGCTGGTGCTGTAGCCAGTCTTTTGTTGGTTATCTGCAGAGCAGCATCCTGTGTGCCAGTACGTAGTAAATGTTGTGGCGCAACTTAATTGAGGAATGCTGCCGCCAGTTCCGGTCTGTACGCTAGACATGCTTCCTGCACATTGAGAATTCATATTAGTCTGAGCAGCTGCACTACTAACGCTAGATGTCCCAGTCTTTTGTTGATTATCTGTAGAACAGCATCCGGTTGCCCAATAAGTTGTGGTTGGGGTATCTGCAATCCAAACTGCTGTAAGTGTTAAGTTAGCGTTTGTTGTATATGAAGAACCTGAACCATAAGTATTTCCATCGCTTCCATTCCAATATTGGAAAACAAAACCGCTTCTAACCGGAACTGTAGAAGAGATTGTTAACGGAACATTTTCTGTTTTAGTTTGATTAGTAGGTAGGTTTGAAACACCTGAGCCTCCAGCAGAGTATTGAACAAGGTAACTGGCGGGAGGTGTACAGGACTGCCCTGTATTAACAGGGGCACAGTATGTTCCGCAGCAAGCATCGCTTCTAAGGTTGTGGATAAACCCGCCAATACACTCAGTACCGCCGGTATTAGAACAACATGGAGAACAAGGAGCCGGAGCAGGCGTAGGAGTTGGAGTTGGAGTTGTTGGGGGTACGCAAGTACTGCGCCAAGTTCCATCTACCTTTATGTACGTATTGGTTACGGTACGCCAAGTACCGTCTACTTTTGCGTAGCCGCAATTAGACGACTCATCAACTGAGCGCCAAGTACCGTCGACCTTTACGTATTGTGTCATTTTTTATGAATACTTTAACCAAACGTCTCCATTGATTCCATCACCGCTGCTTGGATTGCTAGTTGAGGTGTGGATATTACGCACAACTCCAGAAGCATTTGTAGCAGTAGTTACTGAACCATTTGTTTTATTAATATACTGCGTATGAACGTCAGCCACAATACCGGTCTCAATATTAGCAAGACGAGCTGCTACTGTGTTAAAGGTGGTTGCTGTAGAGATGAACGTTCCTGTTGGGCTAGGAGCAGTAGACAATGATGGGGTTACGCCCAAGATAGACTGGATAGCCACAATCTCTTCTTGCATGGTGTTTGGGTGTGAAGCATAAATAACGTCTGTGACGTCTACCTTTGTACTAAAGGATTTTATACTTGCGGGATAGGATGCTGGCATTTTATCTCCTTAGGATGTAATTCCGCCGATAGCATTAACAACAATGATTCCGGCTTCTGGTAACTCGTCAACATCACATACGATGTCTTCTACTTTCAAAACTTGAACATAAGGTGTTGACCACACGTTTCCAGTAGCGGACGCTGAGGTCACGTTAGAGGCAACTTTTATGTAAGTAAAGGTGCTAGTTGTTGGAACTGAGTACACACGATACTTGCCGTTAAAGGTCGCATCTACGCTTTCTACAGTCACAACATCTCCTACTTCTAAAGCATGAGGAGTATTGGTAGTAATCGTGGCTAAGTTGTCTGTCAACGCCTTGTTTGTAACAGTATAGCTTGCAGCAATAGCTGTTGAAGATACGTTTGTTGCTACCTTTACATAGCTAAAGGTTGTTGTGCTTGGTACCGCAGTAACTACATAGGTACCATTAAAAGTAGCATCTACGCCGTTTACAGTTATTGTTTGGCCAACAGTTAGGTCATGTGTTGTATTGGTAGTAAGTGTGGCTACATCGCTTGTTAAAGCCTTATTCTTAACGTTAAATAGTTGATTGCTATTGCTTCTGCGTAATACTTTCATTTCTGTATAGTCAACGCCGTTAATAGAACCAATTGTTTTAAGAACATATTGAAGGCTGATTCGGTCACCAAACAAAACGCTATCAATAAATAGGATGTCGCCCAGTGCATCTAGAACAGCTTGTTGCACTGTGTATTGACGATACTGAGGCAAAACTGTTACGTCGCAAATAATATCTACTCCTACATAATCAGGAGGCGCAATGCTTAAGCTTGTATTAGCTGGAGCTTTACCAACTAAATAGTTAGCTACTTGGGTAGCTGCATTTGTAAAATCAGTCGTAGGAGTTACTCCATCAAGACGAACCCCTCGGTCATTGAAACCACGCATATAAATGACGACGCTTGAGTAATTTTCAGCGGTTGCCGATGCCTTTTGAATACCGCTGACTTGAAGCGCAAGAGACGCATAATCCTCTACAGATACTGCTCTGTTAAGAGATTTAATGCTTGCAGGAGCGTTAATCTTAATTGAGTCTGTTGATTCAGCGTCTGCTCCATAAGCAGCAGCATCTACGTTAGTTACTGTAAGTCCAGCCGGAGTTCCCCATAAGTTATCTGGGTCAATTTCTTGAAGAGTGTCGCCTGGCACGTTTCCAACTAAACCTCCGCCAATGCGATAGGTAGCTGTAATTGCCTTATTAATTGGAGGAATACGTCCACCAATATTGTCACCAAACTGAACATAGGTAATATCATCGGCATCTGTAAATGTAGAGAAGGCTGGAGTAGCGCCCGTAACGTCGATTAAATACTGAGCTTTTGTATAAACAACTCCATCAATTTCAATCTCAATACTATCTTCGATAACCGGAGATTGTTCTAGTGGATAGGTCTGGTTTGCAACACCGGTGCTAAGGCGAACAAACTCATTTGCTACCGTTTTACCTTCTGTGGCTGTAACGGAGTTTGCACCTGGAGTTGAGCCAACTTGAGCTGGGACTACCACAGCGCTATCGATTTCAAAGTAAATAGGTACTTCTTCGCCTGTTGCGGTTGTAGAGGTAGCTACCTGAGTTCCGGCAGGAACGGTAATAGACGAAGCGGTTGTATTACTAAAAGTAAGAGTTACTCGAGCAGCGTTTCTTAAGGTCGGTTTGTAATCTAAAAGAGCGGCTTGACGTAGGATGCTGGCTCGCTTGCTTGCTGTTGAAATAAAAGACTCGTTGGCTGAACGGTCAATGTAGTACGACATGAGGTCCCCCATATAGGAGAACATCTGAAGAATAGCGATACCAAAGTCTGACTCGTCTCTGTTTGTCCAGTCAGGAGCAAAGGTAGGGATGAGGTTGATTAGGTCATCTCTGATAGATAGGTAATCTCGAGAGGTGTAGTCAATTTGGGGTACGTAATTTAAATCAGCCACCGGTTACCTCTTCTATTATGTCGCCGTATCTCGTAAACAGGGCTGTTCTTAAGCCTACTGTCTGTGGATTTCCTTCAGGGTCATTATAGTGGATTTCCAGGGTCAAGTCACTGGTGTTATTGTCTAAATCACCCTGCAAATCTTTGAAGACTAGTTCGGGGAACCATTTGGCAAACCCTTCAACTATGGATTGCTTTGCCAAAGTTACCGCGTCGTACTCATTTTCAAAAAGGGTTGCTGGAACGGTGGTTCCATATGTTGGAAGCATAAGGCGCTCGCCAATCTGGGTAAGGCACATCAAGATAATGCGGTCCTTAAGAATCTTGGTTCTGTCGGATGTAGTAGCCACAGTACCAGCCGCTGAAAACTTAAAGGGATAAGAAATAGCTCTTTCCGCCATTACAGTACTCCAATCCATACAGGGAAGTTAGGGTCTCCGCCCACATACATTACCCAAACCGTGTCTCCAAGTCCCGGTATGTATGCGGCTCTAGCCGCAGCATTTGCCGTTACTGGTGTGCAAGGAAATGCCCAGTTTGATATTGCTTCTCCGGTTACCTGAGGAACCTTTAACTTTATTCTGGCTTTACTGTCAGGGTCTGCTACGTCAACACATTTGCCTGGGTATAGGCCAAAAAATTTACGGTCATGGTCTTTAAATAACACCTTGTAACCTCAACTTTTCGTACACAACTCCACGCAAGGGGTCCTTTTGAATTGTGGCACTTAGGTCTTTTTTACCCTTACTTATCCAAGTTGCTTTGTTAATAGAGTAATCATCTACTTGTGCTTTGTTCTTTGTTTTATTAACAATGTACTTAGAAGATGTGCTGTTGCCCACTTTAGAGACGTTTAATATGGTTTCTGGACGTGCACTGCTTCTAATCTCATTAGGAACAATAGTTCTTAGTTCTGGGTTTGGAGGGGTCTCAAGAGACACCCCGTCGGTCCAAACGTTTGCTGAACCTAAAGAATCAAGGCCTGCAGTCAGTTTGGTGGTGTAGACGGCGTTAGTAATAATGTGTTCTGTCTCTAAAACAATCCAGTACCCAGAGTAGTCTGTGCCTAAGCCTTCTAGATAAATAGGCATAGTAGGCTCTAGTTCCGTGTTTCCTAGAACTTCTACCTGTGCTCTATAAGGGAACATGGTTAAAACATCAGCGGCGGCTGCCTCATAAGAAGCTGAAGAGAAGTCTATAGCTGTAGTTCCGGACTGAAAAGAATCAAAAAATGATTGTTGGTACTTCTTACGTAAACTGGTTTCTTGCTTTTGTTTTGTTACGTTAAATATAGAGCTTGAGTCATTTATCAAGTCAATGCCTGTAACCGCTGTTGCAGATTTAACACCGTCATCAAAAGCCAGTGTTTCTCCTACTAAAGGACTAAATGAGTATATGGTGCTACCGCTAGGGTCGTTTGAGTCGTTCATATAAAATCTTTTAGACTCACTCTTATATCGAGTAAAATTTTCGGTAAGAGGTTGAAAGTAAAGTTCTGTATTTTCTGCTCTTAAACTGTATCCGCATTGTCTAGCAAGACGCACCAGTAGTTGCCAGTCGCTTTGTCCAGACTGAGCAATCTGAGGGTAAACTCGTGGGTGTGGAGTTACGTAATATGAAAAATTATACTTAGAAGCAATTTTAATTGCTAAAGCTGATGCAGTTATGTTTTTATAAATAGCCTGGCTAGGTTGTTTAAATACAAAAGATGCTCCAATAACTACAACTGTTACATTGTCTGAGCCAGGACTTTTATTAGGTTCTAGATGGTGCACGTATCCGTAAAAATCAATAGGGTTTTCTAAATCTTTAATTAATACGGAAACAGGCGTACCAGGCTTAATTAAATCAAAAGAAGCGTCCCACTCTCTAAATGTCATGTACATTAAATCGTGTTCGTAACGCGCTTGTCTTAAACGTAAAGAGCTAAGACGAAATGGTGCCCCGTCTACTCCTTCAAAGTTTACTGTTACATACTTAAGCACGTTTTGGTACCCGCACTATGTATCCAGCTGAGATGTTTTCAATATCTTCAATCTCTGGGTTTGCTTCAGCAATTAAATACCAAAGATGAGGAGTTCTATAAAACTGGTAGGACAACGCATCAAGACGGTCCCCGCTTCTCCAGGTGTAATCAATCCACGACATTCTGTCTAGGTCAGCAAATTCGTAACCTACTACGGGGGTCACGTCTCCGTTTTCCACTACAGCAATGTAATCAATTTCAGACTCTGCGTATCTAGATGATTTGTATATAGGCATTACTTAGCCTCCGAGATTCCTACAGATGCAAGCAAGTTTGCTTGAATACTGACATCTGAGCGAATAGGTTTCATGTCTTGTGTAAAAGCTAGGTGCTGTACAGATACGGCGGTTATATAACCTAGGTAATTTAAAGGTCCAATTTCAAACTTAACAAGGGTTGCTGACAAGAAACCAATGTCTGAAGTAACGCGACCAAGTGAGTTCTTCCAACCGCCCTTCATATAGTTAGCGTTAGGTCCATTAATAGTTTGATACAAGAACTCAATATCATGAAGAGTTCCAAGTTCATAAAGTTCTTTAATTTGTTTTTCCATAATCCAGTCAGGAGAAAAACCTAGCTTGTGACCTTTGTAAAAATCTTTATAGCTTAACCAACGCTTAGGGACTAAACCTGTAGTCTTCTTTTTAGGGTCTCGTTCTTTATCTCCAAGATGTGCAAAACAAGCAAAATCAAAAGTTCTATCTAAACGAACTACTAAAGAGATACTTTCGGTTCCTGGAAACGCACCGGCTACCGACACAAACCTATCTTGTAAAGAAGGAGTTACCTCAGCGTTCAATTGAACTTGAGTTGAGAATGTTTCAGGGTTCCACAAGAACTGGAATCCCATCTCTCGTTCTTTTCCTGTGCGGGTATCCTTGCCCTTAGTAACTCCAGAGTATTGCTCGTTACTAGCACTTGCATGCCAAGTAATTCTTCCTCTACGCAAAGGGCTTCTTGGGTTTGCTGCTCCGTTTGGATTTGTACCAACAACGTCTGCTTTTGTTGCGCCAGTGGCTTTATTAGTTTTAACAAATCGTCTGTGGTCAACAGTTGTTGGGTCAATAGGAAGGCTCCAGCTGTGTGGAGACAAGTTAAACAAAAAGGTACGAGTATTTTGCGGACCTACAAAGTCTTGAGTTGCGTTTGAAGTAACGCCAGTTTCAACTTTTTGAGACATTTGTACGGCTTTTGACACCGAAGCAGATGTAATTAAAGAAGCATTATTTACTACTGTTAACGTCTTGTTTTGAGTTTGTCGGTTGTCATACTCCTGTAAAAAGAGTTTAGTTCCAGTGGTATCAACTGATGAAGAGCCTTCAGTTTGACGCACAACCGCCTTGCCCTGCCCAAGTAGCGGGTCATTAATAGAGTCTTTACCTTTTACAGCACCAGCTTGTTGGGTAATAACAGCTGTTCCATTTGGGAACAAAACAGGTAGGTAAGGTGGTGGGGTATAGGTTGAACTACCGCCCTTCTTAGCACCTTTGGTGTTTTTAGTGGCGGCGGCGTTTAATGATGCGTTGGTTACAGCTTTATTTGCCATTAGGAGCTAACCGCCTTCTTTATTAATATGTCATATTCTAAAGTTTTTCTAATTTCCTGAGCAAGCTTACGCTCATCCCAGTTACCTTCGCCTTTAATATTAATTGTAATACCACCGTAGTTAACTCCAGCTCCACGACCCATATTTACTCCGGTAGCTGTTACTGCACCACCAGCTGCACGAGCGCCAAGGTCTGGCATAAACTGCTTAAATAATTTAAGTAGTTCGCTAACAAATCCCTGTAGTTGACCACCAATATTTGCAATACCTTGAATACCTCCTAAGAAGTCTCCAACTTTTCCAGCTCCAGCACCAGCTGCTCCACCTACTGCGCCAAGCGCGGTTCCAAAGATTCCAGTCTTATCGGTAGCTTTATTAAACAAACCTTCAAGCCAGTCACCAGCCGCACCGCCCATACCACCGCCACCACGAGGGTTGCCGTACGGACCATCAAGCCCGACGCTTGCTGCTGTTGACCAGGCTGGGTGCCATTTCTTACCTTGG